AATATTATACGGATGGCCGACACGTGGCAAATATACCCTAACGGACTCTGCTATAAATAAGGACCCATTCCCCGATTCATTTCACCAAGTTGAAACGAGAGCTATCGGGTCCTCTCTATTGGGTCTCATCCCTTTATTTACCAAAATGCCATCGGCGCCGAATATCGGGTCTCAATTCTTTTTCCCATATGCTTAATCGTCTATATAAACAGAAACAGATTAAGCGCTGAACCACTGTCATCTTCTTTCAATATCTCCTCTCTCGCAGAAACCTGCCAATTAACATCTCCTTCTTCGATTCCATTCTCGTTTTGCTTTCCTAAATCGAGATTGATCATTCAACTCTAGCTAAACCCAGTTGAACAGACCACGACAGCTAGAAGCAATGGAATCGAAGCTGGTTGCGCCGCCGAACGCCTTCAACTATATCGAATCCCATCGCGACGAGTATCGGCTTTCGCATGACCTGACCGAGATCGTCCTCCAATTCCCGTCGGCGGCGTCTCAGATTAGCGCCCGACTCACTCGTAGCTGTATGAAAATAGACCACTGCGTCATAGAATACAGGCAGCAGGTTCCCATCAACGCGTCGGGCGCGGTGATAGTGGAGATCCACGACAAGAGGATGACTGACAACGAGTCCCTGCAGGCGTCGTGGACTTTCCCGATCAGATGCAACATCGATCTCCACTATTTTTCTTCCTCATTCTTCTCCCTCAAAGACCCAATCCCGTGGAAACTCTATTACAGAGTTTCTGATTCGAACGTGCACCAGCAGACACACTTCGCCAAATTCAAAGGGAAGCTGAAACTATCAACGGCGAAGCACTCCGTTGATATTCCGTTCAGGGCTCCGACCGTCAAGATCTTGTCGAAGCAGTTTACCGACAAAGATATCGACTTCTGCCACGTGGGATACGGCAAGTGGGAGAGAAGAATGACGAGATCCGCATCGTCCTCAAACTTTGGGTTACGCGGCCCAATCGAACTACGCCCAGGAGAGTCCTGGGCCGTCAGGAGTGCTATCGACTCGGCCCATTCCGATGCGGATTCGGAGATGAGGGATGCGCTGCATCCATACAGGCACCTAGACAGATTGGGTACACCAATCCTGGACCCAGGGGAATCGGTCTCTGTCCTTGGGGCTCAGAGGACACAGTCCAACATAACGCTGTCGCTGGCCCAACTGAACGACATAGTTAAAACGACAGTCCAAGAATGCATAAACACAAACTGTGTCCCTTCGCAGCCCAAGCCTTTACAATAGTTATCGTGCCTGTAATTCAGATTATCCTCTATGTGTTGTCACATGTTTATATCCATAAACATCAATATAATCACTTTATTCAGCCGACATAGTCCAGATCATATGATACAAATGTCGACGCTTTGGACATCGCGTCGGACATCCAGCAGTAGTAAACTAGCAGGGAGTTCTTGCTAATATTAGCATAGACTCCATTACATGAATCTCTCTCGAGATCCCTAAACGATGACCAACAGCTAAACCGCTTGCTAGACAAGACGGTCGCACCTTCTATATCCACCATCAGGGAGTCCTTCTCGACAGACAGCACACGTTTCAAAATGTGCCGTATGTAGAACCGTTCTTTCAAACCGGGAACGACGGATAAGTTCCCGTGGCTGTGAATCCTGGCACCGAATAGCTCGTCGAACGTATGCAGGCATCCAGTGGGGCTTAAATGTGGTCTGCGGTCGACCACCACAACAAGTGAAAACACTCCCTCGATCTTCGGTGCTCTACCGTCCATGTTGACGTCCGCATGAACCCGTTCAATCTTGAGAGTTCCCTTAAAACGTAAGCGTTTTAACTTAATATATGACCTGCTGCGGCATGGGTCAACATTACCGAGTGTGGGGTATGTGATGAAGCTTGAAATGGCATTATTATGCCCCATAACGAACTCTGGACCAAATTGATCCTCGTGTATGCATTGTGGCTGCATCCTGCCTTCATCACGGGACTTCTGGGGGAATTTAGTTCGACGTTTCCCAGCGTCGCGCTTCACAACTAGTGAGCGTCTAGATGCTTGATATCGTGAATATCTTCGCCTCTGGGTAGACAAATCGCCACGTCTGTATTTACTGGAATACATATTCAGATATGCCTGTCCAATTACTTATGATGACATTCTCTTTGTCAGCTGACGCAATAAATACTCCGTCCATATCCCATATCTGAATATCTAACGTGAGAAGTCGAAAACCCAGTGGTCCACGTATTCCCATAAAATATCCCCGTCTTTGTCGACGTAGGACTTGACGTCGGAGCTCGAATGGTTTTCGAATGTGGTCCGTGACCACAAAGAGAGGCGCCATGCTCAAATTCAAATTGCCAGTCCAGTATCGCTAATGCATTCTGTATCACACAATGCGCTATAATGATAAATATGTCATGTCGCAATTGCATGTGGTCCCAACTCGTTCACCTCTAAATTGCCCAATCCGCGCCACTACCATTGGCCTTCGCTAATGCCATGTCATCAGGGGACCACACGCGCCTTCCAATGCGGTCTCCTTTATTTCGCGAGAAAGCGAAATCCTCCCTCTTTTGTTATCTGGGCCGAGTTTTTTGTCATCGTCGGCCCAACTCTCCCGCTTGCGCGGGCCGAACATAAAAGAGATCAGCGGCCATCCGGT